ACCGTTTAGTTTGTAAACGGTTTTAGCGTTTTCCTTACGCATCACAAAGTCACCCTTGGTGACTTTTGCCAGAGCAATTTGTTTCATGGTGTTTCCTTTAGGAAGAGCGAGGCAAAATCGCCTCAGAAACCGCATCTTAGCAGCTTTGAAAAACCCTAGCAACTGTAGGGCTTTTGAAAGCTCTGTCCTATAGCACCGACCCCGATGCCAAGACAGAATTCCTATGCACATTTTCACCGCCATGTGCTATGGCGACCTTGCAATTTTACTCACTGCAAAGCTGAGCAACCCCATTTCAGCTCTGCTGTCACCAGAGCATACTGACGGTTGAATAAATTTTTAAAGATCAAGCGACTGAACCAGTGCTTCACAGCCTGTAACTCTCACGAGCAGCGCAGTCTATATAGAGATCCGATCATCTCTCGAAAGCAAACCGCAATTCGCTTTCGGCAGATTTTCGATTTCAATTTTTAATTCATTTAATTACATTTTGTTAAAAATAATTTGTTTTCTCGTAAACTACGAAAACAATTATTTTTAACGTAATTAAATGAATTAATACTTTTGCGCTCATGCACGATCACCATATTCAAAGAAAAAATCTATGCCAATGCTTTGGCATAGTTTTTTCAAAAAGAATGCGTGTATGCGAGGCTTTGTCGGTTGGGGTAGGAAATCGTTGTTCACTAAAGTGAACAGGGTAGGGCTGATAGATTTTACACACCGACCTCTAAGTTATTGACGGTAGTCAATAAAAGTGACAAAAATGTCAGCATCTTTGGCTTGGCAGGCTCAATTCCAATCAGAATGCAAGGCATTCTAAGTCGTTGATTTCATTGGGAAAATGTTTTCTATGGTGTTACCATAGTCGGCAGAGTTCTACACCTCGCAGGAATTGCAGAGCAATCGTATGTCCGCCAGCGTAGCGCCAGCGTAGCGCTACCGGGCGTGGGCCGGTGGGGGGTACGGCGCTATATGTATACAGCCTAGCCCACACAGCAGGATTTTTAACTTAGACCTCATCATAGTTAAAATCTATTGAGATTCAACATCTTAATAGCAAAAATCAATTGACACTCCCATCGCACCTATGATATAACTATGCCTGTGGAAGAGCAGCCCTTACTGCTCTAGAGTACCCATCGCTCACCACAAAGCAATGAGCTTACATCGGCTGCTATGGAGGAAAGATGTTGTGCTTATAAATTGGGAAGATATAAGCCATGACTAATGGAAGCGCTGACACCTTACGCTTTCCATCCTAGCGTTAGCATAGCGACTAGGGAAGACAGATGCCAACGGGGTGGAAACTAACATCTGTTATATTGAATATGCTCCTTATGGGATTTCTAGATGCTGTTTGTATCACATTTTCATTATGTGATATCCACCAATAAAACAACCATCATCTAAAGGAATTAAACATCTAATGTTAATATTAAATGTTTAATAGATGATTATTGTTTATTAATAGTTAACAGCATTGGGATGGTTGGAATAGCCTACATTCCACCTTAGCAGAGCCATGCTTGATTAAATATGTTGACAACTATGCATAAGTTGTGGTATAATGTAGGGTATGTATAAAAGCCGTAAAGAGCTTATTGAGTCTGGGGAGATCAATCATCCTCCGTATTCCTATTTCTCACAGATCTTTGAGTCGTTCCATAACAAAGATAAGAATGTTCGGATGTTTCATAGCAGTGTTTATTATGTTAGGGCTGCGTTAGAGAAAAGGACAGGGGTTGTATACCCTCTTCCGTACATTGAAAAAATAATGAAAGAATGTGGGAAATGACATGCCGTACATGACCAATGGGAAAAGAGACTATCGTAAGCAATACGATAATTATGATGGGAAGCCATCAGCAATTAAAGATAGGGCTAAACGCAATGCTGCCCGTGCTATGATGGAAAAGGGTGGGGTTGTCTCTAAGGGGGATGGCAAAGAAGTAAATCATAAAAAGCCTCTTTCTAAAGGTGGAAGCAACACCAAGGGTAATCTTTCTGTTGTTAGTAAATCCAGCAACAGAAGCTTTAAGCGTAAAGCAGACGGGAGCATGAAATGAAAGATACAGAATTTATTGATCGCCGCCCACAAGGACAAGGTATTGTGCCTTGGCTAGAATATGATCCTCGTTATAAACGTGGAATGGATAAAAAAGTAGAGAAGGTTTTGCCACCTAAAGATGCTGAATATATGTTTAAAGCTGCCAAAGGTGGCATTGTTAAGAAAAAGAAAAAGAAATGATTAAAAAAGGCAAGGAAGAGTTTGCTGGCTATAATAAGCCAAAGCGTACACCTTCACATCCGACAAAGAGTCATGCTGTGTTGGCTAAAGAGGGGGATAAGGAAAAGCTTATTCGTTTTGGTCAACAGGGAGTAAGTGGTGCTGGGGCTTCTCCGTCAACGCCCAAGGAGAAAGCTAGACAGAAGAGCTTTAAAGCTCGTCATGCAAGCAACATTGCAAAAGGCAAGATGTCTGCTGCGTATTGGGCAGATAAGGTGAAGTGGTGAGCTACACTAAGCCTGAACTAAGAGAACGCTTAAAGAAGAAGATAATGGCTTCTTCTAAGGGTGGTGATGCTGGTGAGTGGAGTGCTAGGAAAGCACAGTTGTTAGCTACAGAATATAAAGAAGCTGGTGGTGGGTATTCTGGACCAAAGAAAGAGTCTCAGAAAAGCCTAAGCAAGTGGACTAAAGAAAAATGGACAACCTCTGACGGCAAACCATCAGAAGGAAAAAAGCGTTATCTTCCAGAGAAAGCTTGGAATGCTTTGACAGCGGCTGAAAAGAAAGCAACGAATGCTGCTAAAGCTGCTGGTAATAAAGCAGGAAAGCAGTTTGTTAAGCAACCAGAAAAGGTTGCTGAAAAGGCTAAGAAGTTTCGTTAATATACAAAAGGAAAGAAACAATGTACACAAAGAAACCTGTTAAGAAAATGAATGCTGGTGGTGATGTCTCTATGGCAGACAAAATCAAGAAACATCGCATGGCTGCTCAGGACAAATCCCTTCCTCAAGATGTTCGCAATGTTCATCTGGACAGGGCTAATGAACTTGAGCGCAAAGCATATGAAGAGGCGAAGAAAGCTGGCAAAGCTATGGCAAAGGGTGGCGCTGTTAAAAAAAAGGAAGATGTTAAAAGGGGTGGGGTTCTTTCTGTGATGATTGGGCTATTGGATGCTCCTCCAAAGAAATCCGCTAAGAAAGGAAAGAAATAATGGCTATGCTTCCATCAAAAGTAACAAAACGTATTCTGGCTCCTGCTCGTCCGTCTGCTAGGCAGAACAAGTTTATGGGAGATGTTGAAGAGGTGAAGGCTCTTCGTCTTGGTATGGAATCTCCACCATCGTCTGGTCGTGGAAAGAAAATTGCTACCATTCTTGGTGGTACGGCTGCTGTTGGTACTGGCGCTGCAATGATGTCTTCTGATAAAGAAAAAACATCTAAAGAGGTTTCTGGAAAAGCCTCTCCAGATAAACAAGAAACAAAAATATCTTTGGCTAAAGAAGCACCCGCTAAAGAAACTTCATCTAAAGAAAAGAAAGCTGGGTTGTCTAATTTTGGCAAAGCATTTAAAGAATCACGGGCTGCTGGTTTAAAAACGTTTGAGTTTGATGGCAAGCGCTACACTACTCGACTTGCCGAGGAGTCTTCTGATGATCATTCTGATGCAATTAAAAAGATTAAAGAGAAAAATGAAGCTGCTTATGAAAAGAAAATTAAGGAGCTTTCGGATACCAAAATGGCTAAGGGTGGACTAGCTAAGAAGCAACAGGCCAAGGTTGCCACTGTTATGAAAGAGTGGAAAGATAAATCTCTTCATAGCGGCAAAGGTGGTAAGGTTGTTAAAGACAAGAAACAAGCTGTTGCTATCGCTTTGTCTCAAGCACGGAAAATGAAAAAATAATGTTTGACGGAAGATTTAAAAGCCGAAGTATTGGCAGACATTTAACGGCTGGTGTAGGGAACACGATTTACACTTGTCCTAAAGGATACACAGCACACATCCCATTATTGTTTGTTGCAAACCTTGGTAGTGGAAATAAAACAGTAACCATACAATGGTATAACAGCCATGTTCCTGACACTTTTTATATTCTTGGTGGGTATATAATTTCTGCATACAATTATTTAAAACTTGATGGAAGCTATTTAACGTTAAACACTAATGATAGCTTAATCATTATGCCTGAATCTGGCTCTACAATGGATGCAACAATTACTATTGAAGAACATTATGACCCATACAGTAGGCAGTAAAGGATACAAATGAAAAAAGAACTTACAGAACAACAAAAGAAATTTCTTGAAGTGTTGTTTACTGAAGCGGGTGGAGACTTAGCAGCGGCTAAGAAGCTTGCTGGCTATAGCGAAAACTCTTCTACCTCTGAAATACGAAAGGCTTTGAAAGACGAAATCATTGAAGCCACCAAAGACTATCTATCTATTACAGCAGCAAAGGCTGCTGTTTCTCTTGGATCTGCTCTAAACGATCCTACAGAACTTGGCTTGAAAGAAAAACTCAATGCCGCTAAAGATATTCTTGATAGGGCTGGCATTATTAAAACTGAGAAAATTCAAGTTGAAGCTAGTAATGGTGTTATGATTTTACCGGCAAAGAATGCAGAATGAAAGAGATTTAGGTAGCTGGATACTTCCTCAACCATTAGATGATAAAGTATGGGTGAGTGTTCCCAAGCATCCCGGTGGCAGAATTATTCCGTTTGGATATAAAGAATCTGAAACTGACCCGGATATGCTTGATCCAATTCCGTTAGAACTTGAAGCATTAGAAAAGGCTAAAAAATATTTAAGACAGTATAGCTTTGCACAGGTTGCAGCTTGGCTAACAAAGACAACGGGCAGAGAAATATCAAAAGATAGTCTTAATAAAAGAGTAAAGAGTGAAGTCGAACGTAAGAGAAAAACTGCACACTATCGAAACCTTGCCAGAAGGCTCTACAAGACGCTTGAAAAAGCGAAACAGTACGAAAAAAAGCTTGGCAAAGAAGGAGACACAAGTTTCTTCGATAGTGATTTCTACACCAGCCTTGCCTCAAGAGTCGATTCCGAGTGTACAACATGAAAATGTTGTGTTTCAACCTAACACTGGACCGCAAACTGAGTTTTTAGCGGCTGGTGAACGTGAAGTTTTGTATGGTGGGGCTGCTGGCGGAGGTAAAAGTTATGCAATGCTGGCAGATCCTATGCGATATATGTCGCATCCACAGTTCTCAGGGCTGTTATTGCGACACACAACGGAGGAATTAAGAGAACTAATCTGGAAATCCCAAGAACTTTACCCAAAAATCTACCCCGGCATCAAGTGGAGCGAGAGAAAGATGCAATGGGAAGCTCCAAATGGAGGTAGATTGTGGATGTCCTACCTTGATAGGGATGAAGATGTACTTCGTTATCAGGGTTTGTCGTTTAGTTGGATTGGATTTGATGAGTTGACACAATGGGAAACACCATTTGCGTGGAATTATATGCGTTCTCGCTTGCGTTCTACGGCATCTGACCTCCCTGTGTACATGAGAGCATCAACCAACCCCGGAAATAGAGGGCATGCTTGGGTTAAGAAGATGTTTATTGACCCATCACCGTCTAATAAATCGTTTTGGGCTACAGATATAGATACAGGACAGGTGATGACCTTTCCTGTTGGTCACTCTAAAGAGGGACAACCACTGTTTAAACGTAGGTTTATTCCTGCAAAGCTTGCAGATAACCCATATTTAACGGTGTCAGGTGATTATGAAACAATGTTGTTGTCTCTTCCAGAGCATCAACGTAAACAACTGTTAGATGGGAACTGGGATGTTGCTGAAGGTGCTGCTTTTCCTGAGTTTAATCGCTCCATACACATATGTGATCCTTATCGGATTCCTAGCGATTGGACAAGATTCAGAGCGTGTGACTACGGATACGGCAGTTATAGCGCTGTTGTCTGGTTTGCAGTTCATCCTGATGGGAAATTGGTTGTTTACAGGGAACTTTATGTAACAAAGGTGTTGGCTGAAGATTTAGCACGAATGGTGCTGGAAGCTGAGGCTGGAGAAAACATAAGGTATGGGGTATTGGACAGTTCCTGTTGGGCAAAACGTGGTGACACAGGTCCATCGATTGCTGAACGAATGATTCTTGCTGGTTGTAGATGGCGACCAGCAGATAGGAGTGCAGGAAGTAGGGTTGCTGGTAAGAATGAAATTCATAGAAGGCTACAGATTGATTCATTCACCAACGAACCACGAATGATTATCTTTAACAACTGTACGCAGTTGATAGCTGATCTTCCAACGCTGCCGTTAGATAAGTCAAACCCAGAGGATGTTGACACAAAAGTGAAGAATGACCACAGCTACGATGCCTTGAGGTATGGCGTAATGTCTAGACCACGATCATCAAATATTTTTGAATTTGACACAAATAATATAAAACGTGGTATAACTATTGCTGACAAAAACTTTGGTTATTAATAATTTTGTGTTATAACCATCTCTCTTATATTTAAAATTATGGCAAAAACTATTGACAAAAACATTCTTGATACCAAAGTTGTTGGTCTTCCAGATGCTAAAGATGCTTTATCTGACATCTTTAAAGCTGGAGGACTTGTTTCTTTTATTGATGAGCGTTTTAAACGATCAGAAGATGCTAGGCAGCTTGATGAAACACGCTGGCTTAAATCTTACAGGAACTACCGTGGTATTTATGGAGCCGATGTCAAATTTACTGAGGCAGAAAAAAGCAGGGTGTTTGTTAAAGTTACAAAAACAAAAACTCTAGCAGCCTATGGACAAATTACAGAGGTGTTGTTTGCTAACAATTCCTTTCCCCTGTCAGTTGAGCCTACAACGTTACCAGAAGGTGTTGCAGAAAACGTTCATGTTGAAGTTGATCCCAACCTTTCTAAAGCAGATATTCCTCCGTTGTTTGGATACAAAGGAGATGGTAAACAACTAGAGCCGGGAGCAACTCCTCAATCTTTGATGGATCGTCTTGGTCCATTGAAAGATGCTTTTGAAGGATTAGATGTTAAAGAAGGTGCTGGTGCAACGCCAACATCTATTACGTTTAGTCCATCAATGATTGCTGCTAAAAAGATGCAGAAGAAAATCATTGATCAGCTAGAAGAAAGCAATGCTAACAAGCAGCTTCGCTCTGCTGCCTTTGAAATGGCATTGTTTGGCACAGGCATTATGAAGGGTCCATTTGCTGTCGATAAAGAATACCCCAATTGGGATAGTGATGGTAAATATAATCCTGTCATTAAAACAATGCCACAAACTTCGCATGTGAGCATCTGGAATTTCTATCCAGACCCTGATGCATCCAGCATGGATGATGCTCAATATTGCATTGAGCGGCATAAGCTCACTCGCTCTCAACTTCGTTCTTTAAAGAAACGACCAATGTTCAGGAGCAACGTTATTGAACAAGTTGTCACTGAGGGTGAAAACTACATTAAAAAATATTGGGAAGACACCCTAAGTGACTTTGAACCAAACGTTCAAGTTGAGCGGTTTGAAGTGTTGGAATATTGGGGAAGTGTTGATGTCGAAATGCTAATTGAAAACGACATTGAAATCCCAAAAGAATTTGAAGATGCCAACGAATTGCAGGCAAACATTTGGATGTGTGGCGGCAAAATTATTCGTTTGGTGTTGAATCCGTTTAAGCCTGTTCGCATTCCGTATTATGCTGTCCCCTATGAACTAAACCCATACTCTCTATTTGGTGTTGGTATTGCCGAAAATATGGATGATACCCAAACTCTAATGAACGGTTTTATGAGATTGGCGGTCGATAATGCGGTGCTTTCAGGCAACCTTGTGTTTGAGGTTGATGAAACCAACCTTGTTCCCGGACAAGATATGACAATTTATCCGGGCAAAGTGTTTCGTAGGCAAGGTGGCGCTCCGGGACAGTCATTGTTTGGTACAAAGTTTCCAAACGTGTCTAACGAAAATCTGCAAATGTTTGATAAAGCTCGACAACTTGCTGATGAGTCTACAGGGCTTCCGTCATTTGCTCATGGTCAAACAGGGGTTGCTGGTGTTGGTAGAACCGCTTCTGGTATTTCGATGCTAATGAATGCTGCCAGCGGTGGAATTAAAACTGTTATTAAAAACATTGACGATTATTTGCTACGCCCATTGGGTGAAGCATTCTTTGCTTTCAATATGCAGTTTGATTATGACCCAGAAGCTGCTGGTGATTTGGAAGTTAAAGCTCGTGGCACTGAAAGCCTGATGCAGAATGAGGTGCGTTCACAGCGCCTGCTTCAGTTCTTGCAAGTTGTACAAAATCCTGTACTGGCTCCGTTTGCTAAGATGCCATACATCATTCGTGAGATTGCTAAAAGCATGGATCTTGATCCAGACTTGGTTAGCAACAATATGGATGATGCTGCACGACAGGCATTGTTGTTGCAAAAGATGCAACCACCTCAACCAGAAGCACCCGCTGGCGCACCACAACAAGGCGCACCATCAGCAGGACCACCCCCAGTTTCAGATATGACAGGTGGTGGTGGTGGAAACATGGGCGTTGGGGCAGTGGCAACTCCGGGCGAACAAGGGTTTAGTGCTGCTCCGCCACAGCAAGGTCCGATGCAATGACAGAAAAAAGATGGCTTAGTGCGTTAAAGCCCCTTGTCACAAACAGGGTGCAATGGGATGCCTACCTAGAAATGCTTGATGCATATCTTGTTCATCAAAATAAAAAACTATATCAAGCAACAGAGATGGTTGACGTTTATCGGGCGCAGGGTGCTGTTCATCTGATTGAAAAATTAAAAATGCTTAGGGATGAGATAAATGCCAATAGCTAGAGCATTAGGAAAAGCAATTTCTAAGTCACTCAAGAAGAGTGCTGATGATTCATTGAAGCCTGCATTGTCAGAGTCTTCTGACTTGCTGCCTCCTGTTAGCAAAGGCGTAGAAGATGATGTTAAAACATTTTCAAATGTTAATGATTTTGGTATAGAACCAGAACTTGTTTCGTCTTTAGATGAAGACGCTTTTTCTGGATTAAAAATTAATAAAGAAAACAAAGAGAACTGGCGAGAAATAAATAAAACATCTCAGCGTTCAGGATTGCTTCCTGAGATTGAAACTGCCGCTGAAAAACTTTATAATCGTGAAATTTCTTCTGAAGATTTTAGAAATATTTCTAAAGAATTACAACCAATTACTCCGCTTAAAGAGGTTCCGGAAAGTCCATCTTTTGAAGATATTGCTTTCGCATTAACAGATGCCCAAGTTGAAAAAGGAATTGTTGGAGTTAATTTAAAAATTAAACCAAGAGAAAGAGTTGCATCAAGATTAGATATTCCAGCGTATAACGATTATGATACTTGGATTGTATCTTTGCATGATGGAACTAAAAAAAGCGGAGCAGCAATTGGTTATGCTAAAACCGCTGTATTAGACAATGTTGATTTTGTTTCGGACTCTAATGTTGCTTTAGATATTGCTAGGAAAAAACAATTAGGTAGTGGTAAAAAAATGGGAAAAGCCACAATTGCTAGAATTTATGGTGATTGGATCCCACATGACTCAAATAAAGCAAGAGAAATAGCGTCTGCCGTTTTTAATGATCCGGAGTGGATTCAAGTTGGAATGAATCCATATCGTGCTAGTTATTTTTATGATAAAGCAGATGGAATGCCGGTTCTTAAAGCTGAACAAGTGATTCAAATTGGTCCATTGGTTTTGGCTAAAAAAGCCATAAAAACAACCCCAGAAGATTTAATTTTTAAATTAAAATCAATTGAAGGTAAGTCAGACATAACTTTTGCAGAAGGTGGTCTTGTCCCTGTTACAAGCAACGAAGGACTTGCTCCATTTGGCGTAAGGCATTCTGGCGACTCTGTAAAAGGCAAGGGCTGGCTTGGTGCTATACCAAACAAGCAAGGAGATATCTCAACTGAGCTATCTGCCGAAATGCAAATCAATGGTAAAACTATTGAGTATCCTTTGCTTGTTCCTACGCTTACAAAAGAAGAGGTTGACTATCTTGTTTCTGGCGAACCGCCAACACAAGAACTTTACGACAAAGCAGAATCATGGGCGCTCAGTAGAATTAAAAAAGGTAAAAGCCCATTTATTGAACAAGAAGAAATCAGATTTCCTATGCCAAGTGAATCTGCTAAATACGCAAAAGGTGGAGATGCAATGTATCAAATGAAAAAACTATTTGCCGAAGGCGGCATGATGGACGATAGCGGCGAGGTAGTTAATGGCGTAGAAGTTCCGACAGGGAGCTTGCGTAATGAAGTTGCAGATGATATTCCTGCACGACTCAGCGAAGGAGAATTTGTTTTTCCCGCTGATGTTGTTCGTTACCTTGGGCTTGAAACTCTGATGAAACTTCGTGACAAAGCTAAACAAGGGCTTTCACGAATGGAAGAGATTGGACAAGTTGGCAATGCCGAAGAGGTGTCTAATCCAGATCAAACATTTAACGGTGAAGAAGACACTACGCAATTTGAATCTGATATTGACAGCATTATTAGTGAAGTTGATCAAACTCCACAGTTTGCTTCTGGTGGATATATGTCAGGCACAGACATCAGTAAAGCTCCTAAAAACCCTGTTGTTGATGTCCATTACTTTAAACATGCTGATGGAAGGCTGATGTTTATCACCTATATTAATGGTAAACCAATGTCAGCAGTTCCAGATGGATTTGAAGAAGTTTCTCTTGAAGAAGCTCGTAATATTGGTCAGAAAGCAGAAAACAAAGAAGAGGCTGCAAAGGCTGCGTTGCAAGCATCTACTGTTGGGATTGGTGGCGATGGGGGAGGAGGCTTAGATCCTACTGGCTCTCCCTCTTCTTCTGGAAGCAAAGACCCATCTAATTCAAACGCAATGATTACTGTTGATCCTGCAACAGGAAAAGCAACAGCCAATACAATTGGAAAAGTATTAGGTGTTGCCGCCGGTCTTGTTTTTGGACCAATTGGCACAATTGCAGCCAAAGGATGGAATGTTCTTTCTGAAAAACAAGCGGCAGATTGGAATGATGCGCTCAGTAAAGGAAATGTCCTTGTTGGGGAAACTGTTCAGGGTGGGCAGTATGCTTTGAATATCTCTGATGTTTCCAATACAGGATATGGAAATACAGTTAATGGGGTTGCCGTATCAACAACAAATACAATTCAACAACAAAATGATCGTGTTTTTGGCAAAGACGATCCATCTTATAATGCATCTGGAATTTATGATGTACCAGTGCCGGGATTAACGCCTAGCGATGCAATGAATATGTATACGGATTATGGAACGACTCCTGTATTTGATGCACCATCAAGTGCTACTAGTGACATAAACATGGCTACGGCTGTGTTTGATGCACCATCAAGTGCCCCAGATTCCGGTCCAAGCAGCGTTGATGGCGGTGGTGGTAGTTATGATAGCGGTTGGGGTGGCAGTGAATCTACTGGCAGTTCCAACAATGATACTGCTGATTCAAGCGGTGGCTTTGGCGGTGGTTATGATGGCGGTGGTGGTTATTGGGCTAAAGGTGGATTAGTTAAAAAACGCAAAAAATCAGAACCCGCTGTTAAAAAACCTTCTAAAAAAGGTCTTGCTGCTAAAAAGTAATATATAATACGAATATTGAAACAGTGGTGGGCTGTTCAATACACAACAATAACCCACCGTTACGGCTACCTATTTCCCGGTAATACCGCTACAGATAGCCCCAACTTGAAAGGTAAATATGAACGAGTCTGTTATCACTCCTGCTGCTAAACCAGTAGTTGCATTTGGTCGGCGTAATGCTGGAGAAGAGCGAATCAAACAAGCTGAGGAAGAAATTGAAAATCTAAAGAATCCTAAAGCTGAGGTTGCGGCAGAAGAACAGGAAGATGCGTCACTAAGCGCTGAAGAAAAAACATTTAAAAAACGATATGGAGATTTGCGTAGGTATTCGCAAAAACAACAAGAAGATCTTCAGAAACAAATTGATGAGTTAAAAACTCAGCTTACTAAAACTGCATCTAAACAAATTCAAATTCCTAAGACTGAAGAGGAAATTGACGCTTGGGCATCAGAATATCCAGATGTTTACAAGCTTGTAAAGAGTATTGCAATTCGTGAAGCCAAACAACAAACAACAAGTTTGGAAGAGCGGATGAAAAAGATTGATGAGATGGAGCGCAATGCTTCCCGTGAAAAAGCGGAAATTGAGCTAATGCGTTTGCATCCAGATTTTGATGAAATTCGTGAAAATGATGATTTTCATGAGTGGGTAAGTGATCAACCAGATTGGGTGCAAAAAGCCCTTTATGAGAATGACACAGATGCTCGTTCTGCTGCTCGTGCAATTGATTTGTACAAATCAGATCGAAACATCAAAACTAAGAAGGCTTCTAGCAATAAAGATGCTGCTTTGGCAGTATCCCCGGCTCGTGGCAAATCAACCCCTAACGGCGAAGGCACAGAGGGTATGATTTATGAGAGTCAAATTGCTAAAATGTCTACTTCCGAATATGAGCGAAACCTTGAAACTATCCATGCTGCCATGAAATCTGGCAAGTTTGTATACGATATGAGTGGTGCTGCTCGTTAAATAGTTGACAAGATTGAAAATATCTTGTATAACTAGTGGGTAAGGCGAGAGATTATACTTTCGCCCACATTCCTTTACAGCCGACCCCTAGAAGTCTAACCTGTAACGGAATAAACTGTAAAATGACATTTTTGTCTATGTTTCACAAAGCATAGTATAGAATACCTATAGAAATTAGCCGATAATAGAGAATAGATCTAGAGTGTTCTCGATTATCCACCTAATTAAAAATAGCCCTACTACGATAGCCGAAGTGAGTTTTAATGCTATAAAAGGAGAATTTTAAATGGCATTTCCTTCCGCTGGTGGCTATGGCAACCTGCCTAATGGTGTTTTTAGCCCCGTAATTTATTCCAAGCAAGTTCAGCTTGCTTTCCGTAAATCGTCTGTTATTGAAGCAATCACTAACAACGATTATTTTGGTGAGATTGCCAACTTTGGCGATAGCGTTCGTATTATCAAAGAGCCTGAAATTACCGTTACCGCTTACAATCGTGGTACTGCTGTAAACGCTCAGGATCTGATTGATACTGACTACACGCTGGTTGTTGACCAAGCAAACTATTTTGCTTTTAAGGTTGATGACATTGAGGCTGCTCACTCACATGTGAACTGGATGTCTTTGTCTACTGATCGTGCTGGCTATCGCCTGCGTGATACCTATGACAATGACGTTCTGAAGTATATGTCTGGTTACACCACGGCAAACGCTGTTCGCACCACCTTCCCCGGTACTAAGGCTGATTCTGCCGCTGGTTCTGACGAGTTGTTGGCTGCTAACAAGCTGTTCCGTGAAAGCTTCGGCAATCTGACCAGCGCCTCTACTCTTGGTTCTATTCCTCTTGCTCCTCGCCTGCCGGGTGCAACTGCCATTTCGTCTAGCACTGTGTCTCCCATGATGCTGATTGCTCGTATGGCTCGCCGTCTAGATCAACAAAACGTTGACAGCAATGGTCGTTGGTTGGTTGTCGATCCCATCTTTGTTGAGATGCTGAAAGACGAAGACTCTCGCCTGTTGAATGCCGACTTTGGTGGCTCTGGCTTGCAGAATGGTTTGGTTTTGAACAACGTGCATGGATTCAAGCTGTTTGTTTCTAACAACCTTCCGTCTGTTGGTACTGGTGCTGGCACTGCTGGTAGCGCCGAGCAAGCTACTGACTTTGGCGTGATCGTTGCTGGTCATGAGAGCAGTGTTGCTACTGCTGAACAAATCACGAAAACCGAAAGCTATCGTGACGTTGACAGCTTTGCTGACATTGTTCGTGGCATGCACCTGTATGGTCGCAAGATTTTGCGTCCAGAGGCGCTGGTAACGGCTCGTTACAACGTTGCTTAATCGTTGTTAATTGGGGAAGCTGCTTAACTGCGGCTTTCCCTTTTACTATTTAAATCAAAATGTCTACATTTATTTCTCTTACGAATGAATTGCTGCGCCGATTGAATGAAGTTCAAATCGATGAAACAGACTTTACTGCTACTCGCAACATTCAAGCTCTTGCAAAAGACTCAATCAATTCATCTGTAAAAGAAATCATTCATTCTGCACAAGAGTTTCCTTTTCTTCTTACAACTAAACAGCAAACTCTTACTCAGGGAATAAACGAATATTCTTTTCCCGCAGACACTAATTCTGTAGATTGGGAATCTTTTTATCTTAAAAAACATTCTAGTGGATCTAATGCACCTAGTGTTTTGAAAGCAATTCCTTATTCTTTATATTTGTCTAATTATCGTGCTAAAGATGATGATGGAGATGAAGGGGCTACTGAATTTGTATTTCAAACTCAAGATTTAAAATTTGGCGTTTCTCCGGTTCCAGATAAAAATTATATTATTGAATATAAATATTGGACATTTCCATCTGCATTGGTTTCATCTAGTGATTCTTGCATTATTCCTGAAAAATTTAATAGTGTTATTATAGATGGTGCAATGATGTTCATGATGTTGTTTAGAAGCAACGAACAAAGTGCGTCTATACATCGTGAACGATTTAATGATGGTGTTAAATCAATGCGTAGAGTTTTGCTAGATGAACCATTGTTTATGTCTTCTACAATGATTATTAAATAATGGCAGATCGCATTAGTTCGTTTAAGGTTAGTTGTATCGGTGGTTTAAATACTAACCGGGACATGCTAATGCAGGGGTCTACATACCCCGGATCTGCTATACAACTTATTAATTATGAGCCATCAATAACTGGTGGATATCGCCGTATTTCTGGATTTACTAATATATATGGCACTGTGCCGGGTCAGTTAAAAGTATTAGGTGTTGCTGTAGCTGAAGGAATTAATGACGGAATTTTTGCATGGCGTAGACCTGTAAGTGGTGATAATTATTTTTTTAAATGGAACAATACTCTTTCTAATTGGGATGCTGTTTCAACTACTCCGGGTTTAAATTATGCTAATATTAAAAAAATTAGACATGTATTTTATAATTGGTCAACTCCAAAATTAGTTATTGTTGATGGAGTGAATCCTGCTGCAATTTACAATGGAACAACATACACTCAGATTACATCATCTCTTGCTCCATCTGCACCAAAATACGCAACGATTTATAAAAGTCATTTATTTTTAGCTGGTAATTCTACAGATCCACAAAATTTATATTTCTCAGCACCACTTGAAGAAACAAGTTTTGATCCTGCTTTAGGTTCTGGCGTGATTAATGTGGGTTTTGATATTGTTCAAATTAAAGCGTTTCGTAATTCTTTGTACATTTTTGGAAAAAATGCAATTAAAAAACTTGAAGGACGAAGCATTGTTGATTTTGTTGTATCTGATGTAACTACTAATCTTGGTTGTTTAATTTCAGATAGTGTTATTGAAATTGCTGGTGATTTGTTATTTTTTGGACCAGATGGTTTTCGACCTGTTGCTGGAACATCAAGGATTGGTGACGTTGAACTACAGACTGTATCTAAACAAATTCAAGCAACCGTTTCTGCGTTTGCAAAAGAACTTGTTGCATCAAGCATTGATCAAGATACAATATCCTCTGTTGTAATTCGTGGAAAATCACAATTTAGGTTATTAATAGAAAGTGCCGGGTTGTTTGGTTTTCTTGGAGGACTCAGACAGTCTGAGCAAGGAATTTCGTTTGAGTTTACACAAATATATGGAATTCCTGCATCTTGTGCTACTAGTGGATATATTAATAGCAATGAAATTGTAATTCATGGGGATGCTTCTGGAAAAGTTCATCTGCAAGAAAGCGGATCTTCTTTTAATAATACTCCGGTTTTAAGTATTTTTCAAACACCTTATTATTATTTTGATGATCCAACAATTCGTAAAAATTTTTATAACATTACAACGTTTCTTCGTGGAGAAGGAAGCGCAAGGTTAGTGTTTGGTGTGTCGTATGATTTTGACGATTCGATTAATGTATTTAATCCAGCCAACTATGAAATTAACACGGAGGGGGCTGCTGCTTATTACAATGAAGCAGTATATGATAGCACAGCAATTTACGATGGTAATCCTTCTCCTGTTACGAAAACAAATGTTGCAGGGTCTGGATTTTCTGTGTCATTTAAATACGTCACTGAAGACACAAATGAAAGTCATACAATTCAAGGGTTTGTGTTAAACTATTCTATGAACGATAGACGTTAAGGAGATAATTTTGGCTGGATATACTAGACAATCCTCGGCAGACATTGTGCCAATTGCTGTTGTTAGAGCAACACCAATTAACAATGAGTTTAATGCTATTCGTGATGCTTTTGTCAAAGAATCCGGGCATAAACACGATGGAACTACAGCAGAGGGTGCGTTTATTCCTCTGATTTCAGATACGACTGAAACCAATAAAGTTGTTGTTAATAACACAGATAATAAAATTGCTGTTTACACCTCTGGTGCTGAACAAGTAACTGTTGTTGATGGCGCAATTCTTCCTTCTATAGATAATGACATTGATCTTGGAAGTGTTTCTTTTGAGTTTAAGAATCTTTATATTGATGGTACAGCAAACATTGATAGTTTGGTTGCTGATGCTGCTGATATCAATGGTGGAACAATTGACGCATCAGTTATTGGCGCTACAACACCAGCAGCAGCAACAGTTACAAACTTAACAGTAAACAACACAGCAACTATTGCATCAGGAACTGTTACAAATTTAACAGTAAGTAATACGGCAGTTATTGCTAGTGCCGACATTAATGCTGGTACTATTGATGGGGCTGTTATTGGTGGCAGTAGTGCATCGGTTATTACTGGTACAAACATTACCGCCACTACAGGATTGTTTGGAACATTAACAGGTAATGTTACAGGTAATGTTACAGGTAATGTTACAGGTAATGTTACAGGTAATGTTACCGGAACGGTGTTGGGTAATATTACGGCTTCTAGTGGAACATCAACATTTAATAATGTAACTATCGATGGTACATTAGATATGAATTCTGGTTCTGCTGGTACGATTACTGGACTAGCAACACCAAGTAATGCAACAGATGCTACAACAAAAGCATATGTTGATGGCGTAGACGCAACAAAATTGAATCTTGCTGGTGGCACTATGACAGGTGCTATCGCAATGGGGACAAACAAGATTACTGGTCTTGGTGCTCCTACTACATCAACAGATGCTGCAACTAAAGGATATGTAGACACATCGGTTAATAACTTAATTAACTCTGCTCCTGCTGCTCTTGACACGTTGAATGAGCTTGCGGTGGCGTTGGGCAATGATGCTAATTTTTCAACTACTGTAACTAATTCATTAGCAACAAAGCTTCCGATTGCTGGTGGCACTATGACAGGTGCTATCGCAATGGGCACAAATAAGATTACCAATCTTGGAACGCCAACTCTTTCAACAGATGCTACTACTAAAGGGTATGTTGATGGCGTAGACGCAACAAAATTGAATCTTGCTGGTGGCACTATGACAGGTGCTATCGCAATGGGGACAAACAAG